AGATCTTATTGAAAATAGCTTTAATTCGATTAAAGAGATTTTTGATTGTATCATTCTTTAACTTATTACTTTCAATCTTACTAAACAATTTTTCTACTTTAGAATAAGCAATAGAAAGATGTTTAGTATCAGAATTGGTTGCATTGCCAGATTTAATATACTTAGAAGCCTGAGTACACATCTTTTCCAATCCACCAAGATCTTTTGTATATGTGCGAGTAATAACAGCGATAGCTGTATTAATAACCTTTGTATCTGTCGGAGTAGAACCTGCTAAATTTCTTACAGCTTCTTCAACATTACCTGCTTCTCTTAATGCTTCTTTAATGAAAGCATCAACTTTATTCACTTGGTTTCCCATATCAGATGCTTCATTGATTACAAATAATCCCATCTTATTATACTTCCTTTCAAATTATTTTTTAAATATAGAATTTTTTATCTTTATAATAAAGTTAACGATAGCATTTAATACTTTCATTATTCCCTTTTTAATAATATTAAAGATTTTAATTGCTTGGTCTTTAATCTTAGTAGTAAAAGATTCTTTATCATATTTTTTATTTCTTACTTTATTTATTCTTTCTTCACACATAGACAAACTATTTTCTAGGTTATGTTTTATTCTTTCTAGAAAAGGAAGTTTTTCAGTAGAATCAGAATTTTCTATATGCTTTTTACAAGATTCAATCATTTTTTTTTCTATGTCTTGAACTTTCTTTTCTGTATCTTTAACAGTTTGTTTAGGCTCATCATCACTATCTAGATTAAAAGCTTGATCGCTTTTCATAAGATCATTAAAATTATTAAGATCTTCCTCTGTTACAATAGGTTCTACATCCTCATTGTAAGAAGATGTTCCTTCTAATATTACATATAATCACATTTTATATCACCTATGTTTTATCTAAATTTATTATGTATAGATGCTAAAGCAGATACAATAGCTTTTACAATCTTCATCAATATCTGTTTAATTTTAATAAATACCCATTTGATAGCATTCAATACATTTGTTGCAATACCTTTATCAAATTTTAATTCAGAAAGGCTTTGATCACATTTTTTGATCTTTGCTTCTAATTTATCTTTTAATCTTTCTAAAAATGTTTTATTTTTTACTTCTTTGATATGTGCAGCTATTTCTTCTTCAGGTATTCCTAAGGATAATAAAATTTCTTTAGCTTTTTTAGGATCTGTTTTAGATATTTTTATAGCTTCATCTATTTTAGCAAAATCACCTTTATGCTGGTTTAATAGGTTTTTCAATTCATCAAATTTTTTATTTTCTCCCTGCATAGCTTCTGCTCTTTTTTGGGTATTTCCTCTATCATAACTCTCTGTCCTATTCTTGTTTAAATCATCAATAATTTCATTTACTTCTGCATTATGACTTTTAAAATCTTCATTAAAATACATTTTCATTATATAAATCACACTCTCTTATTTTAAAATAAGAGAGAGAGAGATCTCTCTCTCTCTCATCATATTAATTATTATTTAGATTCTTTTTTGTTACGGAATTTATTCTGGATAGAAGCCAATGCAGAAACGATAGCTTTGATAACTTTTAATAATACTTGTTTAATCTTAGTAAATGCATATTTAAATTTATTACTAATGGAACTTCCACCATTTTTCTTATTTTCTTCTTCCATCTGCTTAAATTTATTATCATATTCTTTAATCTTAGCTTCAAGTTTTGCTTTTGTTTTTTCTAACCAAGACTGGTTTTCACATTTTTTTACAGAATTTTCTGTAGCTGATACGATTTTATCCAAGTCAGAATAATCACCAGTATCTGCTGCTTTTTTGCAAGCTTTACTAAGAACAGTTACATGTTCGGCAGGTTTTGCTACAGTATCATCCATAGCCATATTAAGCCCTTTTTGTATTTTTCTATTATCTACTTTACCATCTTCTCCTTCACCACCAGCATATGCGATAGCATCAAGATGGCTCATAGAATCACCAAATTCATTAAAAGCTTTGTAATCTTCGTTAAATGTAAATAAACTCATTTATTTTCACCTCATATATGATTTTAAAATAAATTCTACTTAAATTTAAATAGAATACTAAGTATTAACTTTATGTTCAATTATTTAAAATTACTTTCTATTAGTTCTTAACTGGTTTCTGTAGTTATTCATATTATTATTTAGTGTTTGATTAGCTTGACTTCCTACGCTTCTAGATGTTTCGATATAATCGTTTCCTTCTTTTTTATAAGTATTAAATTTAACATCTCTGACACCAAGTTTATTAATCTTATTACCAAGTGTTCTATTTTTCCAAGTACGTTGAAGTCTTCCTAATACAGAAACAATAGCATTTATGATTCTAACAAATATCTTCTTAATTTGAAGAATGAACCATTTTACCTTTTCACCAATATTAGTCCCAGCACTACTCTTGGATTTCATATTGATAGCTCTCAATTTAACATCAAAAGATCTAATCTTTTCTTCTAATCTTACTTTTAATCTTTCTAATCCTGTAGGTTCAGACGATTTATTGATTAAAGAAACGATCTGATTAGCCTTTTCATTAATTTGGTTTGTTATTTCTTGAGGGTTGGAATTTTGAGAATTGATAGCCTGTTCTCCATTTTGAACCTGAGCGGTAATTTGAACCATATTGTTCATAATAACGCTCATAGATGTTTGACCATTTTCCCCTTGTTTATATTGACCATTAGAAAATTGAGGGGGGGTGTTTGATTAGGTTGATTATCTTCTCTTAATACAAATAATCCCATTATTCTACTCCTCTAATTTTATCATAAATAGCAGAAATAGCGGATACTAGTAATTTAAGAATTTTTGTAAAGATTCTCTTAAGCTGAATAAAAGCCCATTTGATAGCATTGATAACTTTAGTTCCAATACCTTCATCTTTAAATTTTAATTCTTTAATTTCTTTATCCCATTTTTCTAACTTTTCTTCTAAACGCTTTTTAAATCTTTCTAATGCAGTGAGATCTTCTCTGCTAACTTCATTATTACTTTCAACAGTTTTTATATCTCTTTCAATTTCATTAGCAGTTTTTTCTACTTCTTGCTTAGCTGCATTATTAGTAACCCCAGTCTGAGAGGTTGCCATTATTTCATTAGATCTTTTAAAAAGATACACTACTTTTTCTTTAAAAGATTTAAGAGCATCTGTTACACGACTTTCTTCTAATGAATAGATATCATTATATCCGTATCCTTCATTCATTATAAATAACGACATGCTTTTTATCCTTTCTTTATTATATTTTAAGGATAATCTTGATTTTTATTAATTATAAATAATCCACCTAACTACGTTGCTTCTAATTCATTATCTTTTGCAAGTACATCTGCTCTATATTTTACTTCATTTTCAGCTTTTCTACGTTCTATTTCATTTCTAATATTACCTTTATTAGAACTAGATAATTCATTCTTATACTTGCTATTATAATATTTATCTTTTACATAACGATGGGCTTTAGCTATCATAGAAACGATAAACCCTATTATCTTTAAAAATATTTTTATTATATAGCCTATAAGAAGTTCATATGCTTTGTATATTTTAGTAAATATAGAATCAGTTTCGAATATTTTCTTTGCAAATATTTCTTTTTTCTTATTTTTAATAAAAAGCTTATACTTTTCTACTTTAGATTCTATCCAATATTTCATCTTTTCAAGAACAGTTAGATTAGAAATATTTTTGATAGCATCTATTGCTTTCTTACTATACTTATCTACTTCATTCTTACTCATGCTTAATTCATTTGGATTATATCTGGTTACAGAGGATCCTTTATATTTACCAATTTGAAGCCATCCGTTTTCACCATCAAATATTCTAGCAGTACCAGCAATATCTAAGATATTCTCTCTAGCTACTTTTACCCATTTATCTCGTTCTTCTTTATTTTCTGGAGCTCTTGTAAAGTTAAATTTAGGGGATAAAATATTACTATTTATATCTGGCTCGAAATACTTATCTGGAGAATATCCCTCTTCTTGGAAGAGGGATATTTCTTTGTTTATAAATAAGCTCATTTTATATTATCCTAATATTAAAGGGCTTCTTGATCGCCATGTGCTGCTTGAGGACCTGTTTGAGTGGAGCTTGAATGTCCTCCTTGAGATTCTCCAATTCCAGAATGTGCAGAATTTTGATGAGCACCAGATGCAGGCTGAGTAGAACTATGTGTAGAAGATTCGGAACCAGGTGTTGCAGCTGCTTCTTCTTTAAATTTTACTAAATCAGAGATACGGCGATAACGAGTTCCTTTATCAAAAGAAGTCTTAGGTTCTGTATGGTTAGCTGCAGCTTCTTCTTTAGCTTTAAGATCTTCATAATATGCTTTAAAGTGAGCTTTAGCTTTCTTTTCTACAATTTCAGCTTCTGTAAGATCTTTATCCTGATCCAATTCTGCTTCATTCTTTGCTTTGATTTCTTTTTCAAATTTAGCAATGCATTGACGAACAAATTCATCATTAGCATCTTTCATCTTCTTAGCAATCTGTTCTTCTAAATCAGGAATGGGTTTAACTTTAGCTTCATCAACAGCTTTACCATCATTTTCACCATCGAATTCTTTGAAACCGATTTTCTTTTCAGCTTCACTAAGTTCTGCTGCTTTTTTCAAAGTCAAAGGAATAAATTCTTTCTTAATTTGTTTTGCTCCAAGAATTTCTTCTTCAGTTTCCTTGATTTCAAATACAGCTACACCTAATTTAATGCATTTTTTAATCAAATCTGTACTTAATACAACTTCAGGGGTTGTACCAGCAATACCAATGAAATTCAAAACTGCTCCACCAGGAGCTACCATTTTAACGTATTTATATTTAGCTGTTGCCATTTATAATTTCCTCTTTTCTTAAAAAAGTATAGTAAATCATTATTATGATGTAAAAATCAATATTTAGTATTCTCTTATCTCTTGGGTTTAGAACCGTATTTTAACCCCTTATTGAAATTTTCTTCATCGTCTATCTTTAATACTGTCGGAAGATTTACATTATATGATTTTTCTATAGCACTTAATTGACCATTATACTTCTTATTTTGATAAGAGAGTATATGATTAACTGAATATTTATCATCTTTCTTGCCTATATGATTAGCAAGTTTTTGTAATCTTATAGCAATCCAATCTATGATTCTTAAGATAACTCGTAGAAATTTTCTGATAAGATTTTGCTTTCTAAGATCTCTTTCCTTATTCAACTCAGCAAGAAATTTAGTATATAAATTTCTAAATTTAGCAATTTTAGAAGCAAGCCAAGTCCTGGGTCTACTATCTATTTCTCTCTTTATATCAGCAAGACCTTTTCCTCTTAGGTCTTTTCTTGCTTGTGAGAAATTATTCAAGATTTCCATACGTTTAGGATGTTTTGATAACCCCATCATATCATCATGGTTATCTAAATACCCTTTTATTGTACTATCATTTATATCTGGTATATCTTCTTCATTTATAACGTTATAATATACAGAAGGAAGCATTGCTACTTCTTCTGATAGTAATACGTTTTCTTTACTATATAATCCCATATTATATACCTCATATTCTTACATTTTCTTATTTAGCTTCTAAATATCTTTCATTATTTTTAACTACGTCTTGATATATGAAGTTTATAATATAATTACCCTTCCCTATATATTCTTTATACAATAAGGCTGTGTCTATATTATATCTTCGTATATACTTAGTTATAGATACATAAAGATTTAAATATTCTTTAGAAACCTTTTCTAAGATCTTTTTATGTTTTATCTTATATTCTTCATCTTTACTAGACTTTATTTTAGCAATAACTTTCTTTTTATTTTCTTTAGCTCTTTTAAAATTTTCTTCTAGTTCTTTAGCAAGTTTGGCTCTATTATTATGATGATCTGTAATCTCTTCATATACCTTTTGATCATAATCTTCTATTAACTTTACAACATTTAAAGTTGTCATAGACTTATGTTTATTGTAATACTTAGATTGAGATTTTAAATGCTTGATTAGTTTTTCATTTCCATATCCCATTTCTCTAGGGGGTATAAATAGATTAGTCTTAGAATCTATACCATTTAACCATATTTCTTCTTTTGTAAATATAGTTAAAGCCTTTTGTACATCGATTTCTACTACAGGGATACCATTCATCAGATCAGGTGCTTCATAGTATCTTCCTGCAAAAAGTTTATTATCTTCACATTCTTTTTTTATAAATTCGATTTGTGATTTTTTATCTTTGTTGTTTACGAGCATCATATAAAACATTCTTTTTAAAAAATCACTATCTAAATTTTTCATAACTTTTAAATTATGAGTTATTTTAAGATCATCCAAATCTAATCTAGATGCTACTGAACTTTTGTTCTTATATTTCATTATTAAAGATTTTAATCCCTCTATATATTCTCTATATAAACTACTAGGTTTAGGGCTAGAATCTTTTTGTCCTTTTTTTAAAACTTTCTCTATATTATTAGAGTCTGAAATAGAGTCTACAAGAAAATTCATATTCATACTCCTTATTTATTAATCCTATAAATATTTTCTGTTTTATCTTCTACTGCATTCATTTTAAGTTCAGCTAAGATAGACAGTAATTGAGAAAAATCATTATCTGTTAATCTAAGATAATTATAAGTTCCAAGGTTAGTTATCATTTTTTCTTTAGCTTCTTGTTTAGCTCTATAATCAACCATTTTTCTATTATTAGGGTTTTTTCCTCCATCTTTAACTTCTATGATTAGATTATAAGGAAGGAGTAAAAGGTCTGTTATCCAATGCTTCTTTTTCCCTTTATATTCATATTCTAATACTGGACCAGGGGCTAATACTTCATCAGATTTGTATTCTAAAGTTTTGTCTAAAAACTCCATAAGATTCTTTTCATATTTACCAGTATAAGTAAATACTTTACCATCTGACCATTTGTATTTACCACTTATCTTTCTATTAGCAAGCATCTTCTCTTGCTGTTCTGGATCATCTAAAAGGTGTGGCTTATTATAGATCTTCATCATTCTTTCTCTATAAGTCTTTTTTATAGCTTCATAGCATTTAGGATTTCCGCAAAGTCTTTCATATTTCTGACGTTTTTCATTCCACTTTGTTGGTTTTCCACATACAGTGCAATTCCCATGTCCATCTTTGTTATTCACAATATCATATACAAGACGATATGCTGTATAGTTTAAAGGAAGTTCATCTTGATGGTTTTTATCTATATGCTTTACTAAATCATTTCTATGATATGAAGCATTGCAATAAGGGCAAGCATAATTCTTCATTAATGTGACCTCTATTCTTTATACTTTATATATAGGTTTTACTTACAAAAATATATGAGTAAAATAATCATAATATGGCATATCTGATCTATTGCAAAGATCTTCTTATCTAATTTTCTAATCTTACAATAAGAAAGATGCTTATTTTGTCTATTATTTTTTAATATAGTATTATGAACTGTTCTTTTTCCTAAGTCTATAAATAAATGTGACATGAAAAGCATAATAAAAGAAAGCCTACTATATCTGTACCATATAGGAATATTTATTACAGTCAAATATCCCATCATAACTACAGTAGCATATAATAAACAATGAAATACCATTATAAACATAGACTTATCTTTTCGTTTTCTTAATTCATCTGGCTGTAATATAAAATCAGCAAAATAGTGAAATGAAAGCATTATAAGTATATCAATAACCATAATTTATCATTCTTCTCTCTTATATGACCAAAAAAAAATAAAGTATAATATAACCGATTATATTAAAGTCAATTACAAACCTTATTTGTTAATAAAAAAGAAAGAGGTCTCCCTCTTTCTTCCTTATTTTAATACATTTCTAAGATATCATCTATAGAATTGTATTCTTTATTGGTTTCTCCCCATTGTTTGTCAAAACTTCCTTTCGTATCTTTTTTATACATCTCCCTAATCTTCTCTTTTTCTTTAATACTTAACTTACTAGTTTCTATTCTTCTCTTTCTTTCTTTCCTAGGTTTTGCTAGAACTTTGTATTTATAGAAATCTTTGGATACTTCTCCAAATACCTCTGCCAAAGTTAATATAGCAGCAACACCACCAATAATTTTTACAGGATGATATACGTTTGTTGTCATAATAATCTCCTCCTTTCATCCTCCACTACTATAGTATATAATTTCTGACAAAATTAACTCGATAGGGAATTAACCCTATCGAGATATATTAATCTTTAGCATTTCCATTTATAGTATCTTTTTCGATATGACGTTCATCTTTATTCTTTGGAGAAAATTTAGCTTTCTTATTTCTGGTTTTATACTTACTAGGACCAGATACTACTTTATTATATTTTTCTTCATCAGGAGGATGGTGGCTATATCCTCTACTCAATCTCTTTATTTTATTCTTAATACCTTCTATAGAGTTGATTCTTCTTGCTTCATCTAAAACAAATAAGCCCATTATTTATCATTCACTTTCTGTTGCTGATTTTGTTGTTGAGGCTGAGGTTGATTAGGGGTATTTTGAGTGCCTTTGGAATAACTATTTACATGAGTTTGCATAAATGACATCATATCTCTATATATCATTCCAGATACAGTCATCTTAGTACTAAGAATCTGTCTAACAAGATTACATACTAATTTCTTCTTATTCCAAATAGTAGTATCGCTATCTTCTCCATTTTGTTTTTGCCCATTTTGACCAGAAGTGTTTTTATTATCAAAAGTCATCTTTGGTTTTGCATTACTTGTTTGCTGTTGCTGATTAGTTGTATTTTGTTGTTGAGGTTGAGTTGTATCAGCTTCTGATATTGAGTCTACAAAATACTTATTATAGAATTCTCCAAAGTGTTTATTATAGAATAATGTAAAGTCAATATCTTCCTTCAAACTGGAATTAGAGGTTGCATAAGCTTCTGATAATAGATCTCCAAAATACTTATTATAGAATAATGTAAAATCAGTATCTGCATTCAAACTGGTATTAGAAGTTGCATTTCCTGTAGCCATATTAGCTGTATTAGACTTGTTTACAGCATTATTCATATTATTATTGTTTATTTGTGTTTGAGTGATAGGATTCTCTGTATTCCCAGTAATAGGATTTCTATTGATATAATTTATATACCCATGGATATCTGTTTCTAAAGATTTTATAAAAGTATTTATAGAATTGCAGAAATTGTATGCACTAGGAAGAAATTGCTGTAATTCTTGGGTTGATATATCATGAACCTTATCTTTACCATAATAATAGATTTTTGCAAAATCTTGAAACTCAGTTTCACCATTATAGGTTGAAATAAACATCTTTTTCAACCATAAATTCTGTCTCATTAATTGCTGATCATTCTGTTTAGGCTGAGTAGGATCTTGATTTGGTAATTCTATTCTTTTTAAATCAATTCCACTTAAGTTTGTAGAAATAGGAGTTTTGATTCTATTGATAGCAGATTTATAATCAGGAGCTTGTTTTATATTAGCCCCATTCCTTACAGGATACTTATTAGCATTTAAGATAATATCATTATTTTTGCTAAGCCAAGAAGAGTTTTGATTAGCTTGATCTGTTATGTATTTCTTAAAGGTATTCAAGCTTTGTTGAATAGAATTTATATTATCCATTCTCCATTGATCATTCGAGTCAGAAGACTCTTCATTGAAGGTATCTTCATCCAGCATTTTGTTTTCATAAAGCCACTCCATAAATTCAGAGTCTATTATATTCATTTCCGATAATTCTTCTATACGATGATCTTCTATTAAAATATCTATTAATTCATTATCCATTATAAGTCCTCTAAACCTTCTATAAATTCATTATCGATAACAAATTTACCATTATGCTTCTTAATATGATTCATATAGAATTCTTCTATTTCTTTTAATTCTTCTTTCTTTAAAGCGTATAAACTCTTAGGAGGATCAGGAAGTGCATGAGAATAATAATTTCCTTCTTTATCTTTAGAATAGCAGATTACTTGAGTGAGTTCTATTTTACAAGATTTCCGTATCTTAACACCCATGGTAACATACTCACCATCTATATCTACCCCAATATAGTCATAAGCTCTACCAGTATCAAATCCAAGATAAGATAAATAAATAATAAGAGGTACTATTAAAATACGTTTCCCAGGGAATTTAAAGATAGCACCAAGTAGACCTAAAAGAGCAAGATATATTAAACCAGCAGTTGCATCTTTTACTATTCTTTTTAAATTGGTTTGAGTAATATAAGCCTTAAGAAGTTTCATCTTAGGGGTATTGTCAAATTCTTTTTTATCTAATTTTATAAGATTAGGGTTCTTCTTATATATAGCAGCTATCTGATCTCTAAACCACTTATTTAATTCTTTCCCCTTCATCATTTTATCTGTTCTGATCTTAATAGCTTTATTTATCTTATCATAAATAAAGATCTTTAGTGCAAATCTAACCAATATAGCTACTATTAGTCCTTTTCCTACTTCTTCTATATTGTCTAATGTATCTTTATCTTCATTCAATAATAAATCTATATCATTATATTTTTTATAACCGTTCATATTAAGTACCTCGCATTAGTAGATTAATTACTGAATTGTTACACGATATGTGATTAAAAACCCACTAGGAGTTTAAAACTCCTAGTGGATGAAATATCATATTAGATATCAATTATTTTGCAGCGGTGTCAGCAGCAGCAGCTTTGTCTTCAACTTTTTCAGCAGCTGTCTTACGAGCAGCCAAAGCAGCTTCACGACGTTTTGCACTTGTCAACTTTTCAGTCAACCATTCGATGCAGCTAGCAATCTTCTTCAAGATCTGCTGGAAGATGGAGAGGTCTTTGCCTTCAGCCTTTTTAGCTTCAAGTTTCTGACGATATTCAACCATCTTAGCATTCAAAGCAGCAATACGTTCAGCAATCCATTCTTTGGGCTTGTCAATTGCATACTTCTTAATCTTAGCCAAGAAACCATCTACTTTTTCAGCTTCTGCTTTATCGCCTTCTGCGGCAGCATCCGAAACGACTTTATCATCAGCTTTATCTGCTTTTTCAGCTTCCAACATGTAGTTCAAGAAATCTACATCACCAGTTTTAGCATAAGCTTCAACCAGCATATCTACGAATACATAAGCATCGCTATTTTCCGAAATCGGACGAACAACAACGTTTGCTACTTCGTCAATCAATTCGGGATCAGCAATGATACGAGCTTCGTCGATAGCAACAGCGATCGAACCAAAGTTTACATCATTGGATTCAGCAACAGCATATACAGCATCGATATAGTCGATGTTGTTTTCTTCCGACAAGCGTTCGATATCGGAGAAGTTAGCAACCAATGCACCAATACGAGTATTTTCTACTACAGGTACTGCGATAGGCTGCAGTGCACATTCTTCTTCATCAAGGAATACAGCTTCGCCAAGAATATCATTGAAATTCTTGTCTTCACTTGTATTTGCTCCAATCATGAAATCGGATTCAGTGAATAACATAATTTAATTACCTCCATTATGCATAAAGAGTTTTTTAATATAATTTATAAATTATTTTCCACATGAGATATATAAATGGGTATAAATCCGATGAAAATCTATACCCAAAGATTTTATTATAATGTAATCATAAACAAAAATTATTTATTCTTCAATTTTTCTTTAAGTTTGTTGATTGTATCATTAAGAAGATCTATCTTCATAGATAAATCTTTCTTTTCTAAAGGACTGGAAGAAGCTTTTAATTTATCCATAAAAGAATACTTCATTCTTCTTAAAGAAGAGAACTTCTTCCCAACCCAATCTGAAACAATAGAACTATTATTGGCTTTGAGTTCTATATTATACATAGCCTTTTTAAATTCAGGATATGAGTTTTGTTGAGAAAACATTTCTTTCAAAGAATATAAATCATCTTCAGCATATGCTTCTAATACAGAATCTTTATTATATTCATTGATCCCTTTAAATACAGCTTCAGTATAAACATAAGCCAAATCAGATTTTGAAATAGGATTGATATATACATCAAATCCAGATTCTTTGAAATATCTAGCACTATCAAGCATATCAATATCTGTAAACAAATTAGATTCGTTTACAGATAAAGATATGGTTTCAGGTAATACTTTATTTGCTTCACAAATTGAATTGATAGCATCTGTTCCATCAGTAATATTATTAGATGTAGCATATTCTACTAGATCTTCAATTCTAATAATATTTGTTGCGTGTTCATAGTTTTCAAATACAGGAACTAGTTCGGGATAATATTCTGTATTCTCTTCTATAGGCAACATTTTATCAAGAACAATAGATGCTTCTTCTAAAATATTAGATGAATACATTTTATCTCTCCAATTGATTATTTTTGCGAGAAGAAGTTAGCACGATTACGAGCAGATTTAGAGTCGTTATATTTATTAACTCGGTCTAATAATTTACCGCCTGTTTTATCCATAAAACGTTTGTTTCTTTCCAAACCCATCTTATATGCTGCATGTCTAGCGGATTTTTGATCTTCTTTAGAAATAACTCCACGACGTACAGCTTCTTTAGCACCCCAACGAGACAAAGCCTTAATATGGGATTTTACATCAGCTTGTGTATATTCTTCTTGGAGATCTGCTGCATCATCTGCAGTCACACCGCCAGCTGTGCTTGCTGCAAGAACACCAGGAAGCTTTGCAGCTGCATTGTCTTTATATACATCATTCTTTTCAGAATGACCAGGATCGATTGCGAAATCATCTTCATCATGACCATAGTCATCTGCATTGTATAAACCTTCGCTATCATCAAAACCAAACTTATGATCATGAGCCTGATCTTCAGAATAATCTTCATGAGCAAAGAATTTAGCACGGTTACGGTCAGATCTGAGTCTATCAGCTTTATTATATCTATCTAATGATTTGCCACCAGTCTTATCCATAAGACGTTTATTAATATCCAAACCCATCTTATATCCTGCATGTCTAGCAGATTTTTGATCTTCTTTAGAAATAACTCCACGACGTACAGCTTCTTTAGCACCCCAACGAGCCGCTGCTTTGACCTGGGATCTTATATCACCTTGTGTATAATCTTCATTAAAGAAAACACCCATTATAAATAACCTCCATTTATAATAATTCTTTATCAAATTTACCAGCTGCAATATCTCTTAAATATTGCAAATGTTCTTCATGAGCAGATTCTTGGATGGCATCCGTTTCATCTTCAGAAGATAAATCTTTATCATCATCATCAGATTCTACATCACCTAAACCAAGCATATCATCTAACTCATCATCTAATTCATCATCATTTCCATCTACGTATTTATCATACGTAAGATCTTCTTTTTTATCTTTTTCATGAATTACTTGATCTTTAGGTTCAACTTTGAGTTGAACGTCTTCAGTAGATTCATTCATAGTACCAATACCAACAGTATAATTCTTTTTAATGAGTTGAATACCATATTTGTTCAAGAATGTATCCAGCATTTGTTTGGTATTAGCAAACTTACGATAAGTCATTACATTGGTTTGGTCCCCATAGAAACCTTTACCTAATCCACCTTCAGCCCAATCATTCATTTTATCATCAGTACCGATTCCCAAAGTATTTACTTCTTCAAGAATAGATGCTTCATCAATAATAAGAGCTGTATTATGATATTGACCTTGAAGACCATTTACAGTAAGAATATCATTGATAGCCTCCGTTACAGAAGAGACACCATTAGAAACCATATACCGAGAGAGGTCTTCCATTTCAATAAGATATTTATCGAATCGTTTAGATTCTCTAACAGGGACCATTTCTGCTAAGAATTTACATTCACTAACAGGAATAGTATTCAACTCATCTAAAATAGTTTTTACTTCTTCAACAACCCCAATGGTTGTTGTCTGGGGAACTTTAGTTCCCTTATCAGCAATAGCCATTTCAGAAAGGGTTTGAATAGCAGAATTAAACATAACTACATATTCTCCTTCCACCATAATAATATTTTATTTTCTAAGTTTAGCACCAAGAGCAGATACTACTTCTTTCATCTTATTAGCTTGCTGAGATAAGAAAGCTTTATTATCGCCAACAGCATTCTTAGCATCATCGCAAAGTTCGCTACAGAAACGTTTTGCAGCAGCATACTTATTAGCTAACATTTTGCTATTACCTTCAAAAGAAGCATAAATAGAATCTGCATATTGTTTTGCATTCTGAACTTTTTGAATAGAGTTCAAAGTAAATGCCTTAGCAGTATTAAATTTATTTTGTAAATGATCAGAAGCTTTAGCTGCAAAATTACCAACATCATGAGCATTACTCTTGATATGGTCTACATATCCTTCTTGGATATATTCTTGAAGTGCAGGGGATTCATCTAATGTATCATAATGCATATCTGCTTCGAAAGCTTCTAATAATTCTTGATAATAAATAGAACTTTCTGCAATGGGTGCAGAATAAACCATGATATCATGGTTAATAAGAGTATTAGCCAATTCTACAGTATCTGCATTTTCATACAAAGCTGCTTCGTTTACAATAAAACCAACACTACTATCATTATCAATACCATTTGCACTGCAAACAATATCCATTGCTTCAGCAATATTCAAAATAGAATTATCTTCAGAAAATTTGATAAAATCTTCTAATTGAATAAGGTTTTCACCCAAGCTTTCAATATGTCGAATAGGAATCATTTCTGCACTGTAGGAGATCTCTTCGTCAAGACGACAAAGAGAATCAGCAAAATCAAATACAGAATTGTTTATAGAAAAATCTTCTTCTCTGAGTATCATATTTTAATTCCTTTCTATTATTTTAAATCCTTTTATAGATTATTAATAAATAGTCACAATATAATATTTAGAATATAAGTTTATTGCGGTCTATTAAAGTTATTAACGTTTTGATTAGCATTATTAGTCTGATTTGTTGTATTTTGAGCATATTCAGCTGATCTTCCTTCTCTCTTTAATAAAGGAGATTTTTGGATCAATCTATTCTGTCTACCAACTTCTCGTTTGTAGTCGATATGAGCATTTCTTAACTTATCTTTACCTCTAACAAAGTTTCTAGCTGCATCACTTACTGCATAATACCCTTGTCTAATTCTATCTTTAATATAAGCAATAGCTCGTTTTAATTGAAGAATAATAGAAGAGAACCAGCCTTTTTTAGAAGCATCTGCTTCTTCTTGTTTCTTAATAGATTCTTCTAATTTATTATTTAAAATTCTTAATTTTGCTTTAGCATCATCAAGTTTCGTTATATTATTTAAATCATTCGTAGAATACTTGGCATCATCAGAGCTTTCTTTAATAGATTGATTTCCAGATAAACTCTGGTAGATAGCATTATCTTTATAATATAACGGTTGAAGACTAATATCATCTAAATCGTCTATTGACTCTAATTCTCTAGATACTTTAAATTTATCTTCTAATGTAAAATCATCGCCAAATAATACTACATCAGGAAGTACTAATTCTAATTCTCCAGATTCTATAACAGAATCTAGAAACATTTCAAAATCAGTATCAAAATTATCTCTATAAGATTCTTCTGTAATTAATAATCCCATAATTAACTCCTAACTCATGTATTGATTTTTTGTAGCTTCATTATCTATCTTATCTATATGATCTTGTAGATTAGAAATAACTTCTTGAGTATTAGGAAAGTCATAAGATCCGCTAGGATCTATATAAGTCATACTCATATGAAGTACTTTAGTTTCTTTATCATAATCATATGTCCTAGATACCATTTCTGAATAATCTAAAGTAGATCTTAATTGAGGATCCATATATTTTCCATACATATCCACAAATTCTTTATAATTACCATAAACATAATTTGTTGGTATAAATAAATACCCATTATGAACTAACTCATGTACAGTTTCTGATAAGGGTATTAATCCAACATTAAGTTTATAATGATTATACATTACTTCTTTTGCTACTGCATTTTCAGATATATTTTCATGATTAGCTACTCTTTTAGTATATACTGTGGTTACAATATCATACAAAGTAAGAGGAGCATGATGTATATGGATCTTAATAGAAAAGGTATCTATATTATTTACGTTTTTATAAAAAGAACACTGTGTCATATCAACACAGTTTCTTAAATATTCTATAAATTTTTTATAAGATCTAGAAGATCTGCATATCTTTTCTATATTTTTAAAATATTTGATAAGATCTTTTTCATTCGTAAAATCATAATCAGCAATATCAAAAGAAGGTAAATGATCTAATTTAATTTCTTCTTTTTTATTTGGTAAATCTAACTCATTATATCCTCTCATACTAAGTATTTAACCCTTCTTCTTATATATAATATTCACATTATAAGAATGTTTTCATAATTCATATTAAGCCACATCAATGTAAAAAAAAATAAGGAGAATCCCGTAATGGCTTTATTTAAAATTAATGAAGACTCTATACAACACACTAGAAAGAAATATAATTTAGATGAAGCATTTGTTCCTAAATCTAAAGGAATGAAAGAAATGGAAAAATGCTTACATGAGATAAGAACACCTTATTTGGTTGATTATAACAGCTTACAATTTTATATAAAAAGAATTAGGAGTGCTGATGATGCAATTCAAGATGATCCTAATCTAATTAAATTCTGTAAGTTAATGGAAAAAGAATTCGTATTTGAATCTATGTCTTTGGTAATTCTTAGATCAGATGAAATGAATGCACTTACCCTTCCTGTATCTAAATCTGTCGATAAATTTAAAGAGCAAAAAATGCTAGATTCTACAGGAATGAGATATCTCAAAGAAGCAAGAGTTAATATCACTGTAATGATTACGGACTCATTGCTATTTAATGATAAATTTACAGATGCTGAAATCTTGTCTATTTTATTACATGAAATAGGACACAACTTCTCTCAATCCGGTATTAAATATTTGGAATATATTAGAATGGGTAGGCACTGTATAGATTTTATAGTGGCTATGAGAATATTGCTTAATAAAGATATTGGTACACTATTACAAGCTTCGGTTAATGGTGGTATTGATAGAGGTGAAGGGATTGAAACGAGAAGACGCTTTTCTAACTATGTAGATGATTTTGGAAATATAATGGGTACAAGGATACCTAGTCAATTTGCCTTTGTATATAGAGTAGCATTTGCATTCTATACAGCATTAATTGTTCCTATTGTTTCTAGTGATATATTTAGGTCATCTATTAACAAATTCATTAGAGCTGAGGATATTGCATCAAAAGCATCTAAAAAATCATGGGATATTACATTATCACTAATTGCTACTGTTTATGGTATAAAACTTAAAATAGCTGAATTTGAGGATTGTCTCAATTCATTCAAATATATATTAACCAGAGGTTTTATAAATAGTAATCTAATTTCTAACTCTATCAATAAATATATGTATAATTTATTGCAATTTGATCTTTTTGTAGATGAATCCTTTGCTGATAAATACGTAGCATTAAATGGGTATGGTCCTGAATATGTTATGGCTATGAGTAAAATACAGAAAGAATCTTATAGATTTGGATTTGGAAAAGATTTTTTAGATAAAGCTCCTATCGTTGGAGAAATCTTTGCACTTAATTACATATTAACAAGAGGGTTAGTTAGTCTTCTTTCTGGAGATCCCCACCCACTTGCTGAATCTAGAATAAAAAGTCAATTAGATATTTTAGAAGCTGATTTAAAAGATACATCATTAAATCCTAAAACTAGGGCTGCACTTAAAGATGAAATAGAACGTACTAAAGAATCTATTAAAAGATATAATATGGTATTACAAAAGGATAAGGTTGAAAATAAGTCTCACTATATTTCTAACTTAGTTGCTTTTGAAAATTGCTTCTCAAGAATTATGCCTGATGGAGATATTAGAGAATGGTTATTTAAGACAATCTATACTAATGAACGTATCCTTAAAAATCTTAAAGGAAAATAAAAAAAAATATGTGGATAAGGGTAATCCCTTATCCACTATCTTTATTTTACAAATAAGATATATAGCATAATAGATATAGAAAATACCAAGTTTATAATAGCCGTTATAGTAGCTATTGTAACAAAAGTAGATTCAGACGGAATATTTGCTATAGGTTTGGTTTTAATCTCTTCCTCTATATCTATCTTCTTATAAGGATTTATTCTATCTTTTATTCTTTCATGAGTTGACTTGTATAACATAATTCCCTCCTATATTATTTTCTGTATTCATTGTAACTGAATATAATATTTCCTCCAGAATTGTACAAAGAGTCTATCATTTCTTGAGACTCTAGCTTTAATACTACAATATCGGTATTAGACAAATCTAATTCATTATTATGAGAGATGATTAAGCATTGATCAAACCCTAACCCACTCATGATGTGTTCTATTAATATAGAGAACTGGATTCTATTTATATTATCTAGATTATCATCTACTTCATCTAGTTTGATGATATTGTAATTATCTGAGGATTTCTTTAGTAAAACAAAGGATATAAGCATACTTATCATTGAAAGTTGACTATCACTCATTAGAGATATAT